ATGATTAAGCTTGAAATCAATAATGCAGAATATATTGCTCAGTTAGAAGAAGCTCGTTTATCTGCAGATAACCCTTATGGTTATCTGTTTATGGACATTGTCTTTTCTGATCCAAGGTTTGATAAGAATACGTTTGAAATGAAGAATGTTCGTAGGGAACCGATGAGGACGTATATGACGGAGGCTGTGGCAAGGGATTTGTTTGAGAAATTGAAAACGCATTTCAATCATCAAAATATGGTACCGACATCAAAAAATATAAATAATCTTATGTAGAAAAAAACAACTCACCACCACAACCTTCGAATAATAGTGGCGGTGATGATCTGTTATCTAAATTAGAAAAATTAGGTAAATTAAAAGAAAGTGGTGTACTGACGGAAGAAGAGTTCAAAGAACAAAAAAGTAAATTACTTAATTTATAATTTAAGTAACGGGGCGAGTTTAATATATATGTAGCACTAATGGTTTATTTTAATTCCCCCCAATAAACAAATGAAAATTTACTACTCTCCATTCTGTATGTTGCACCCGGCTTAACAATTGCAAAAAAATTCCTATCAATGGCAATAGTATCACTTCCGCCAACCACTGCGGCAACCTTGCCATTTACTTTAAAATAAGAGTGATGAGCACCATTTGAACGCCCTGTAATTGAAATCGCAATAGGTCTATTCGTATCATTCTTGTAATCGGTATTGATTGCACGACTAGAAGTGACATCTTGATAGTCTTGCCCAAAACCCAGTGCTTGATTACTTCCCAAAGCACCCACATCGTTTGCAGTTAAATTTATATCGTTACTTAATTGTTTGTTGTTAATTTTACGTGCGGAAGGAACATAGTTCCCAGCAGGGGCATAATTTCCTTTAGGCTGGTATTTACTGTCAGACTCTGCCTTAGTATATGATGCGCCTACTAGCGCATAATTGCCCGCTGGTTGGTAATTTCCCTTACCTTGATAACGTCCGTCACTTTCCGCTTTTGTGTAGCTACTTCCAGCTGTTGCATAACTTCCTTTAGCTTGATATCGGCCATCCGACTCAGTCTTCGTATATGAAGCACCCACTAACGCATAATTACCTTTAGGCTGATAATTTCCCTTAGGTTGAAAAGCATCCGTAGACGCTTTTTGGCTCATCACATGAACCGTTGACGTTCCCGTACTTTGAACTACATTACCTTTATCAAATTTATTATTAAGCCCACTGTTTAGTGCTGTATTAGTTGCATAATCACCTGATGGTTGGTAACTCCCTTTCGCTTGATATCGGCCGTCACTTTCCGTTTTAGTGTAACTATCCCCTTTATTGGCATAGTTCCCAGCGGGGGCATAATTACCCTTTGGCTGATATTTGGTGTCGGTTTCTGCCTTTGAGTAACTATAACCAGATGGTGTGTAATTACCTAATGGTTGAAAGCGTTTATCGGATTCCCCTTTTGAATATGCGCCCACATCGCTTGCTGTGGCATCGGCTTTTAACTCAGCCCATGCATTACCAGCAACAGGTTCGATATTGTTATTCTCAACTTTAGACTGCCAGACTTTATTTTTATGGTACACAATAGAGCGTATCGCATACGGCTTACCGGCTTCAGCCCATTTGGGAAAACCAAAAGATTGAATTTCGCCAATCGCTTCCGTGATATCGTGAAATATCCCGTTCATTTTTTCACGTTCAATATCTTTCGCAGCAGGGTCTGTGACTTGGTCACGCTCATAGTCGTAACCATAACCTTGTGTATAAGACACTGAGCCGTCTGGTTGGATTTCTACGGGTATAGAAGCCTTATCCCCTTGTGTTGCAAAGGGGGTTTTAAAAATAATTGTCATAGGAATTATGCTCCGAAGTTACTGCCTAAGAAGTTTTTACGATGCTGACCAACACCAAAGGCTTTTTTGGTCACAATGCGATATTTGACGCCAACACCCGAAGGGCGTGGCATTAAGTCAAAGTTTTCGAGAAGAACCCGTAGACGTTCGTCAGGGTTAAAGTTAAAGACGTAATACATATAAGTCATATCCAGTGGATCAAGGACAAAGACTTTGCTGTCATCACGCCAAAAGAAACGTTTTAAAAATGCATTAATATTGGTGACCGTTGGGCTTCGTGTCAGATTAAAATAGCGCATTCGTACTAACATGCGTTTTTGATCAACAGTCAGTGACAAGGTGTAATCCGCATTACGTCGGAAGTTAGATTTAAAATTGGCTTTCTTTTTGCCAAAACCAAACCCGACTTTATTTTTATCGCTCGGTGGAATATCAATACCTAAGGGTACATCCAGAATGCGTGACCAAATCGACAACCCAAAGTCATTCGCCGTATCGATATTAAACACATCTCGGTACCAGTTTTGCCAAAATGACACCATCGACTTTTCAAAATGAGAGGCTTTAAAACTGGCGAGTTTCTTTAAATTCTCTGCATCTTCATACTGCCAGAGGATCGCTTTTAATAGGTCTGAATGGAACTCAAATTGTTGAACGTTCATACAATCACCACTTGCACAGCACCCCGTTGCAAGCGTGCGATTTGATTAATGGCAATCGGAATTAATGCAACATTCCACACTTTCCCATCCAGTGACAATTCAACCTTAGTCACGAACAGACGAGGTTCAACAGTATTCACTGCATACGCTATCTCAAAAGGCGATACTTCACGCCCAACAATCAAACCGTTATCACCGTCCAACTCTCCACGCGTCCATTGTTCTATGGCACTAGGGATAATAGTTTGCGCATCAACGGCTGATTTTTTAACTGTCACTCGACAAAAAACGGTGATCTCTTTAGGGCGTGAAAATTTCACTTTATATTCTTGTCCACTCACTGGCTCTACAACACCGATTTCAATCTCGCCATTAAAAGCGGAGCCAATGGTTTTGGTTCTCAGCAATGATTTAGCAATTTCGTTACTATCGCCCCCTTCAACACAAACGTAAATGCTGTGAGGCAATAGAGAAATTCCATCAATAGTGAGCACCGCATCGGTGTAGTTCTCTCGAAAAGAGAGTGAGTTAACGCCCTCTAATTCATACAGTGAAGAGGTGATCGCTTCCGCGACACTGACGGTATTTTTAGCCAGAGTTTGCTTACGTCGTCGCCTTGCTTTGATATCAGATTCAGCATAACGGCCAACAACCGCATGAGTGGGATTATTGACTTTCTCCCAACCTAATACCGAGCTAGCCACAGAATTCAGTTGACCAGCACCGCATTCAACAGGACCATATTCAACCGCCCTCATATCTCCTGTTGCTTTTCCAGTATTATCAATAATCAAGGGTGAAACTGTTTCGAACATGGCACCGGCAACACTAGACGCTAATGAGCCTTTAGGAATAATGGTGCCGGGGACGCCACTAAATTCAACGCTGGAAAGATAAGAGTGAGTGGCATTAATGCGTTGCCCCCCCATTAGCGCCCATATTGCATCAAGGAAAACACCACCCGCAATATCGGGATTGATTTGATTTGCTAACTCGGCATTATTTCTCACCATTGCATCACGGTTTTCAACTTCCATCGTCGCTAATGCCCCTTGTGGTGTTTCAGGGGCAAGGTTAATCGATTGACCAAACACCGCACGAAACTCGCTTTCGACTTCATCACGTATTGTGGCCGTGTCGGGAAGAATAATGCCTTTATTATTGATATAACGATAATCAGCCATTCAGTGTAAACCCTCCGTATATCGTGCGAATGGTTGCTTGATACTTCAATTCACCTTTTTCCACTGTGGCGCTAAAATGGGTCACTTCAACCACCTCTTCAATTTCGCTCATACGTTTTCTAAACGCCGTTTCAAACATCGGGATATCAGCTTGGCGACCAAAGGTTGTTGGCCAGAACGGAATGCCTTTATCTTTTTTATGTAACATTTCACCACGCACAGCCTTGGCAAAATGCTGACAAAGGTTTTTAACCGCATCGTCTTTTTCGCTGAATTGGAGGTTTCCATCAGGGCCGATAAAGAGATCATTATTTTTATCGATTGAAAATGTTCTCATAGAGGCGCTCCTGTATTTCCATGACCGGTTTCAACACCACTGTGTTGATGCGTAGAACCGATATCTTTTCCGTTATGTCGCATGGTTCCCCCTTGTGAATCACTATTACCATTTACAGCGTAATTGCCATTTACCGTGACATTGCCAGTAAATATGGTTTCAGGGGCTTTGACTTCATACTTAGGGGTTTCCAACACAATTTTATCGTTATGCAGCGAGAAACAGACTGAGCCATCCATTGATTGGATCACCAAAGCATCAATGTTTTTTCCATCAATGACCCAACCTTTGATGGTGTCAGGAAAAAACATCGCATCACTAAATGAATGGAGGCGTGCTGTATTAGGTTGATCTTCCAATCCTCCACGCTGGAATATCAGGCTAATGTCTCTGTCATTGGCTTTTATCCAACCGAAATCACCCGGCTTAATGGGTGCGCGAATAAAGAAACCGCCTCCCCCAAATCTAAAAACGGGAATGTTGGCCAATGGCGCACGTCCGACTGTTCCCCCTTCCGTTGTTACCATCATCACCAGTGGTTTGATAACAGCACGATTGGTTTTATCGTCATAACTCACTACCGTTGCAGGGAGCATATCTTCAGTATTCATCATCAAGTTACGAAATGCAGACGATAGCGCACCTGCCAGCGAACCATCACTGGCAATATCAGTATTGGGTTTATTCATGATTATGCTCGTTTACAGGTAGCCTGATAAAAGAAAGGATCATCATGTGAAGCAACATCGAATTTCAGTTGTTCAATGATGTAGTCACCATTAAGTGCGGAATTGAATTTACTCTCAAGTCGTAGCATTCCCCCTAGTTCTGAAGCGCCATCAATTAAGTAGGTAACAGACAACCCTTTTTCGGTGGCTTTCGGTATACCCACCATGCCTGATTTCATGCTAAGAATGCGCAGACGACCTTTTAAGGCTTGGTTATCATCTTTGACAAACAACGTATCATCATCAATAAAGGCTTTAACGTTTCCCGCTTCCTGCAGTCGTTGTACTTGCTGTAACGCTGAACCACAAAAATACCAATTGGCAATATTTTTATCGGTGGCTTGAAAGTCCAATCTAACCTTGCAATCCTTCGCCACCGATGAAGCTATCTCGCTCATTTTCTGCATGGCGCCACCACTAGAAGAAACAATATCACCTGAGCTGGCGTTATTAGTTTTAGCTTTAATGGTTAGTGTCACATCGGGAGGCGAGGCAATTTCTGCACTGACAATATCACCGGTAAAGATACGAAATAATCCCGTATTAACGCGTCCTACTTCAAGGTAAAGACGGCGAGTTTGTTTGCTTTTATGATAAGGGCTGGTTTCAGTGAGAAGATAATCTCGAGTGTGGGCATTTAATCCATCAATGCTAACTGTGCATTCATTTTGTAAGGGGTTTGCGTACTTGGTGCCGTTAGCTTTAATACGCAATCCTTCATACCACTGCAGTCGTTCTGCAACTTCAATCCCCACCCGTATTCGTCGTAAGTCCATCATCACTCCAAATAATTAATGATTGGGTTCTATCAAATGATTCATACCAGGGCAGATCATCATTTTCTGTTATAAACGCTAAATTTGTACCATCAGTCAGGTAGCGATAAGGAATGATAGGTGTGTTTGCCACCGCACGCATTCCCACTGCGATAACCTCACTTTCTCGTTCAATATCAAGATACATCGCATGGCGACCGGCTTTTATTGTTAGCGTCCAATTAACTCCTTCTAAATTGACGGATAAGCGTTGGTTTGGAATAGCTTTTAAAGGTATGACTTTCATTAGAAGCTCCAATCACCATCTGCGATACGTGTTGCGAACGAACCTTTTTTCTTAGTCTCAGTATCCGCGTCTTTAGTTTGTACATTTCCTCGATTTACCGTTGATGACTGCGTTGGCTTTTGTGTAGATCGAGGCGGTAATTCTCCGTATTCAGGCTCAACAGTACGCCACTCAACAAACCGTAGTGGCAATTTTATGGCATCAATCATGTCGGGTATTTCATCATGATTAAAACCCGTCAATAACATGGGCTGATAGGTTTTTACTCGAGTTTGAATACCAACCAGTTTGTGTTCATCAAAAACTTGTTGCATCGATGAAAAGATGTTTTTCATCTCTCCCGTTAACACCAAATCCATACCAATCTCAACGGGGTTAATGATCACATGATCACTGCGAGTTTCACCACTTTCAACTTGAAATTGCGTCGCCTTATGTTCATCTCTCACATTGACTTGAATCGGACTCACACTATCAAACAGTGTAGAAAACGACTCTAAATCAAAGATTTTGACTTCTGTAAGCACTTTAACCTCCCAAGCCACTAGAATGTTGTTGATTAACATTAGCTATTTCATCTTGTAGCGCATTGCTAAGTCCACTTGCGACACCTTGTGCATCGGTTGCTTGAGTTTCAACCTTGATTTCCCCAATGCTTACGTTACTTTCATTCTTCACATTGGATTGATTACTAATAGCTTGGCTTGTAATCGGGTTCATCGCATTGTTGGCTATCGCATCTAACTGTGCATTGGCTTGAGCGATAGAGTGTCTAACCGGTGGCTGTTGTGTCGTTTGGCTTTTTTCTTGAGGAATGGCATATTCAATCTCACCATTATCATTGACTTTTCGCTCTACGTTTTGATTGACAGTGATTTCTTCATCGTCACCGAACCCGAAAAACTCTTTAGCAGATTTCCAACCATTTTTAACTGCATCAAGCCCTGTATTTACCCAACCAATGATTTTTTCGACTTGCTCCCACATCCATTCAAACGCACCCACTACGGCATCCGTCACCGTAGTAAAAACACCCGCAAAGGACTTACCCCACCCTGCAATGACAGAGATACAATTAATGAGAAACTTAACATAAGCTTTTAAGCCTGAAGCCATTAGCTCCCAACCAGCGACAACAATATCTGCCACAACACCAACGATAACTTTTAGATATTCAAAGAGCTTTTTGAATGTTTCCCATAATGCAAGAATGATAATTTTCAACTGAGGGTATTTTTCAAGAATACGCCCAATCATCGAATCGTTGCCGTCGATAAAGTTCATGATATCGTCATAAACAATCGCAAATGCGGTAGCTAATAGTGCAATAACCGCGATGATGGCAATAATAGGGAAAAGTGTTGTCCATGTACTAATACTGGCCAACTTCATTGCATGGATATATTTCCCCATCAATATAGTTGCAACAGCAGTAAAAAATCCCACTACAATGTTTTTGTTTTCCTTACAAAAAGTGACTAATTTTGTTAACCAATCTAATCCTTTAGATAAAGCGGGGATCACCATTTCTAAAAAGCTATTCTTCAACAACCCTGATGACTGTTGAAATTTCGCCATAGCACTATTAAATTTAATCGAACTTTCAATACTCTCTTTACTAATGCCTGAATACTCTTTTTGAATACCCATTGTGCGCTCTAATTCCTTGCGCCCTTTCATCATTAACTCAATGGTTTTTTCGTCCGAGACCCCCATGCCCTCCAGTGTTTTCTTCGCTTTATCAAAGCTCATGCCTTGAACTTTGTCCGCTGTCTGAAGTACTTTTTCCATTGAGTCTTTAGTGTTACCAAACGCATTGGCCATCGCGGATAAATCAGCCTGTGCGGATTCTCTAGAACCGCCTAATTCAGCGATTGCACCAGAAAACGCATCAACGTCTGCAGTCGCAACGCCGATTTGTTTACCCAGCTTGTCCAGCGTTTCAATCTCTTGAGAACGAGAAACGGATTCGGCAAAAATACTGCCAATACTCATCACAATACCGACAGCGCCAAGTGCTTTTGTCGCAAATCCTGCAACAGAACTTCCGGCTTCTTGATATTTAGAGCCAGTTTCTGAAAGTTCTTTTTGTAGGTGTTCTTGGGCTTTAGCTTCGTCAATTGCTGTCTTTATGCCTTTTGTCCGCATCGTTTCAATAAATTGCGTATAATCGGCATTTAATGCGGTAACAATGGCATCAATAACCTCTTTACCTTCACGATTCTTTTTCTCTGCATCAGTGAGCGACACCAATTCATTATTGAGAAGGGATAACTCATCTTGCATCTGTTGATATTGGGCATTGAGCGTTTCAGATGAAACACTACTTTCATTAATGCCTTGTGACAGTTCGTTACGTTGGATATCAAGCAAGTTCATTGATGACTTTAGTTCATCAATTTTAGCGGTGACTGAGGCTATTTTTTCTTGTGTATCACCCGCCTTAACCTCAATATTTATCGCTTCCCCTGCTGATAACTGTTCAATGCTGGCAATCACGCTTTGAATAAAATCACTCACTGATTGCGAGTTGTCCGTCGCACTTTCTTTAATGCGTTCTATCTCCGCAATCAGACTGTCAGCAACTCCAGAAGTATCACTATTAACATGAATATCGACTGAGTTTGACGATAACTCTGTCAATTGTGCGGATAGATTTTGAATAAATTGTGTAAATCCATCCGCACCGATAGTTGCGGATTGTTGCGCCTTTTTCATCTCAGCAATAATGTCATCGGTCGATTTACTCACCCGATTAAACGCATCATCGGCTTGGCTGGTATCAAATTCGAATACTTGAACAAAGGTATCTAGCAAGGCCATATGAGTTATCCTTTCGATGAAGCCAGCGCTTCGTTATAACGGTTGGTAATTGCGATCTCCCACAAATCAAACGCCTCTTCTAAATCTATTGACGTTTTGAGTTCGGTGAGCGTGGCGAAACCGGCTGAGATGATGACGGCAAAGAAGCCATCAGCGTTTTTATAATCGACGGGAGTGAACCGGTGATTTTGTTGAGCAGGAATTGGAGGAAACCTTGGCTCCCGTCTTTGCCGAAAAAACTGGTGTTATACTTCAACATTTCCAGTTCTAGACGAATAAGGGCTTCACCATCAGGCACATGGTTATCAATTAAGGTGCTGGTCTTCAGATAAATCTCTTGCCCTTCTTTTTCGACAGCAACATACGCCATCATCTTTAACATGGCTTCTTTGCTGACTTCATAGTCGCCAATTTTAGGCGCATTCGATAAAGGGTATTTCGCCAGAATTTCACGTCCAATCGTTGCCGGTAATCGGCTAATGATAAAGGTGTGCTCTTCACGATCAGCATCGGTGATCGTAATTTCTTTCGGTTTAATTAACATGATTAATATCCATAAAAAAAGGCGGAATAACCGCCTAGAATTAACGTGCGCGAGTGCGATCGAAGTCTTGAAATACGAAGGTATACGCTTTGGATTTGTGTCGTCCTGCACTGGCAACAGAGCAACCACGACTACCATTGGTAATTTTCCCGTTACGTGCCGTAGTTGTTGAACCATCGCCATATGAGGCAACCATGGTAATAATATCCCCTGCATGCCGTTGTCCGCGACGAGCGGTATTGGAGTCAAGCAAGATAGCGAGGTTTTCGTCTTCTTCACTACCGGCTAACACGTTAATGGTGACCGTTTGAGGTGTTGGCGTTGACCAACTGACGAGATTGCCGTTGATATCCATTCCTGTCTGTGCAATATCGACCGCAGGTAAATCCAATGGATCGGCATCATCAGCGAAGGCGGTAATTTGAATACCGGCAGGAAAAGTTTTATGCGCTTGAATAACAATACTCAAGCCAGTTGCTGATACATCATGCATATTGTGTTCCTTACACTAAGTTGTGAGAGCCTTCGACTTTACGAACCCAATCGCCTTTACCGTAAATTAATACGTACTTCATCACGTACTCAGGCAAATCAGATGGGCCAGTGTTTTCGACAATTTGAGCGTTGTACCAATAACCTTTGTTTTGTACATCGTGCCATGCCAAATCATCACCAGAAGCGTCTGTCACCGCGATTTTTTGCACATCGGTTAAGGCTTTACCCGCTAGAATAGTGCCGTTATTAATCGCCTTAGTTACCGCCCCTGCAATCACCATCATTGCTCTAGCCTCACCGTCTTTATTAGCGGGTACTCCGCGTGTGGCCATTAACAAACTAAACCACTGTTGTGAGATATAGGCCTTTAACCATTGCTCGTTAGCATGAACGCTCATATCTAATGGGTTAGCAACACCACCACATAAGAAACCACGTTGATAAAAACTGATATGCGAACCTGATACGGCAGTTTCTCCGTAATAATTCACCCGTAATTTATCTAAGCGATCGGCATCGATATCAGTCGTAATTTGAGACGGAAATGTGATACCAAATTGACGATACATATAGTTTGTTGTCGCATTGGTTCGGTCATAATCTGTGGCGGACATAATGGCCATAGGCAACGCTTGAACAAAGAAGTTATCCGCTGTTTTTAGGTTTAAGCCCGTTGACGCAGTCCCCACCAGCGCTCCGCTAAAATCTTCAGCATTTTTATTAGTCACAGATAAATGAAGTTGATACTTCACATTTTCACCAGCCACATACTGCGCCAACTCTACGGCATGCTCTAATGAGAGTTCCGTTAAAAACGTTGCACTACCAAAAGAGTCAGAAACAGCCTCAGAAGCAATAAAGGCTTGTAACGGAGTTTGTGCAGGATTACCGGCTGATGATGTGCCATGACTGATATTCATCGCATCAGCAAGCACAGATGAGCGCACACTAATATCTGCACGTTCTTGTACTCCACCGCTAATGACAAAGGCACTATCCAGTGAATTAAACGTGACATAGGCGCTAGCAAATTGAGGCTCACTTTCTGCGTTTAATTTCGCTTGCACAGCTGTCGCAACATCCGCGTATGACGTACTTTCAGTAAGATCAATTCCTGTGATTGTTTTTGCCACCTTGCCGATGGTGATATTGAGTTCACCCTCATTAATCAATTTTAAATCAGCTAAATCCCCTGTTTTATCGCCAAACAAGGTAGGCGCTCGACCAACCGGTTCATAAGATGCGATTTGCAGTTCTTTGGGCTTGCTTGCTGGTGCTGGACTGACATAGCTGAAATACTGACGCGCAAAATGCGCTTCTGGCGAATCAGCACCTAGCAACTCATCAACTTGTCCGCTGGCGAACTCTAAAACCTTACCTGCAGGGATTTTAGGGTTAGTTGAAAAAATACGAGCCGTGAGCTTGCGCATCGGTACAGCTGACGCGCCAATCACCGCACTCGCGATATCGACATAGCGAGTTTGTTTGATAGACATAACGTTCCTTAAATACGATAGATATCGGGATACAACGCACTCACGGCGTCTGTATCAGGATGAAGTGTGCGATTAAATGTCACATTGAAATCAAATGAGGGGTTTTGTTCGTAGTTGCCCTGGTCATTCAGAAAATAGGGCGTTCGAATACCAGTTGCCCGTTGAGTACCGATACCTTGTTTTCGGAGTGCTTCAACAAACGGTAATGAGTTGGCAATCATTCTGACAATTGCGGTAATATCAATAGCCGTATAATTGCCTAACTGGGTAATAAAAGCCTGAACTTGGTACGTTTTTTCGGATAACTGGTTTTCTTTATGATTAGCTTTATTGCCTTGAACGTTATATTTACGCCCTTGCCAGCCATAGCCGTTTTCATTGATGGGAAAGAACATCACCATATTATCTTCACGGCCTTGCTTTGTAGATTGGAAACCGGCTTTAACAGGGATCTCAATGCCGACTTCTTTTAACTGCAACAAGAGTTGTTTGCGAATAGCAACATCAACCTCATAATCCGTCATAAGTACCCGCCTCAATACAGATCACCGATTTCCAACCGTCTTGTTCGTACCAGTCTGCATCACCCACAATATCGTACTTCTTACCATTGAATACGAGAAAATCAGGGGATGTACCACGTTGCACAGCTTTAATATCATGAGAGGTATATAAACGCCGGTACACTTGGCTTGTATCTAATCCCATTGATTGAACATCTTGGGTATCGACCGCCTGCCAACTGCCACGAACTTCTACGGGATCGTAATAGTAATTCTGGTCATTTCCTCGTTCATCAGACCCACGTTCCTTAAATCGAAACCAGAGCACCTTTTGCTGGGGAATATAACGTGAAGCGATACGATTTAAGTTACCAAACATTATTTATCCTCCACGACAAATGACACGGCTTGAAGCATTTGGCCGGTATCAACTAACGGCTTATCCGTGGCTTTACCTTTGCTATGGCGACGTGCTCTTGCTTTGACCGTTGACTCTTCCAGCGCTGGGGTGGTGACTGCTTTAATTGCCAATTTCACATCTCCCGCTACCGTCGCACCAATTTGTGTCAGCCCATTATCCAGCGTGATGTTCCCCTTAATAGAGGCTTTCACAGCACGAAAAATTAACTGACTATAATCCTGCTTTTTGTCATTCATGGTCGGACGTAAAAATGGGCGAGGAGGAATGCCACCAGCCGGATAGCCCAACTCTTGAATAGCTGCAACATAAGCAATAGGTGTTCCATCGGGATATTTTGCGTGTTCAAAAAAACCAACACTTAATCGCTTTTTAGCCAATTCATCGTAAACCGCTTTTAATTGCGCTAATTTAGTCATTAACGTAATCGCCCTCCTCGCGTAAATCGCCCACCTACACCACGAAATGCTGAACGTTCGCCACCACCACCCAAATATTGAGGGACGCTACAACGTTTGATCAGTGCAAGAAACTGCTGGCCAAAGGTGGTCATTTTAAACCAGTGCGACCAATCCGAACCGGCAGGCGGTGCCGTAAATGACACGCTCACTTTATCGATAGTCACACTCGTCACCACACCGGTAGGCGACTCATCATCAGCAATCATTTTTCTAAGTGTTAGCATGTGTGCAACAACGAGCATCCACAGCTCGTTAGTGCAAACACCCTTACAGGCAGAGAAATAGTTCAACGCAGATTGAGCAATGATATCTATTTCATCATCACCCACACCGTTAAACTGCGGATAGAGCACACGGAATGACGTTAAAGGAAATGTGCTCGTCTCCATGATCACTTACCTTTTTTGTTGGTTTTAGGAACGTCTAACTTTTCAGCTTCTAACGATTCTGGTGTGTCAGGAGCTGATTGGTCGCTCGCTTCCATATTGGTAGCAACTTTTTCGGGATCTTCTTTGCGTTCTTCAACGGTAATATACCCATTGTCACAATGAAGATTGAAAACGTGATTTTCTTTGAGCTGTTTGTATTGCTCGTCAGAAATTTCAGTCACACGACCACGTGGTGTGTACATGTGTTTGGTCATCACGTTCGCTTGACCGGCAATAAACACTTTCCCGTCTTTCACGGTATAGTTCTGGTCATTTGATAAGGTGCAATATGCGTAAAGAGGCATGGAGTGCTCTCCTGTTGTTTAGATATAAAAAAGCCCTCAAATGAGGGCGCAAAAAGAGAAGTGGTAAGATTAAATGCCGGTTAAGCGTGTCACCGCCCACGGACGGGTCACAAATACACCTGCAGTCGCATTGGTTGCATCTTCCATATACCCTTTAATTTGGTTGAGTGAACCTAATAACTGGTATTTCACAGGCACCACCTGAAGGATCACCGCACTGGTTGCCGTTGAACCATCATCAATGCTATCTGCGAACATATAGGCCACATCAGCCCCACCGTTTGCGCCAACAAATTCAGGAGAGAAAACCAGACGCATATTAGGATAGTTTTCATTTATCCATTGTTTGACTGTTTCACCGCGTGCGACAGGATTAGCCACATTCAGTGCAGAACGAAAACCTAACGGCAATGTTAAGGTGATTGGCGTGTCATCTTTAATAATACCGCCAGAGCTCGTTTCAATACGCGAGAACATATCAGTAATATCGGCAGTGATATCCGCATAGGTTCCGCCTTTCCATTTGCCTTTTGCGGTTTCATAGGCGGGTAAGTTAGGCTCATTCATCAAACCAAAGACGCGCGTTTCAGGGCTATTAAACCCGTAGTAACCCACTCGCTCACGCCCTTGCTCTAATGATTCAGTCACTGAATTGCGCTTTTCTTCCATCGCAACAAAGCCTGCTGACGATTGGCGCGCTTCTTCTAATTTCCCCACTTGGAAACCTAATTCGAAACGAACAAGACCACGGCGCTCTTGGTCTTGCGCATAAGACGCTAATGGTACATTGGTATGATCACCATAAAGTTCGGCTTTACCGGTTGGTGTCGCCACATTCAGAATGATTTCTTCATCATGCCACTCGCCCGCATTAACAATACCTGTGATTTCATCTAACACACGCACGCGCGTAGCAGTACGAATGACACCCGGTAAAACGTGTTGCAACATTTCGCGTTGAATTAAGCCCCCCTGCATTGCACCACCGCTGATCGCGGAGTCCATCGCAGAAAAACCACCAAAGCCGATTTGCGCTAATTCCCCGTATGTCCATTTCTGATCAGGGTTAATATTTAGTTGGCCATGTTTTTTAACATCACGACCAGACATGTGAAACTTAATTTTACTGACTGGCATTATTCACCTTCCTTTGGAGATGCTGGATATGGGATTTCTGTTAAACGAATAATGCCCAAGTGAGCACTTTCTGTTGACTCAAGGTGTCGGCTGATAAAACCAATGACACGATCACCGGCACTAATGGTGGCTTTCGAAGATAGCGAACCGTCTGCTTCATCAAAAACAACCGGTGCGTTGATTTTTCCTGCCACTTCTTTTAGTTCAACAAAAACCTCCCCCATTGTCAGGAATTCACCTTGCGTGCCGTTACGAGCGAATACTTCTTCGATACGATAGGCTTTAGGGTTAATCATGATCCCCGCAAATGCCCCTTTTCCCCCAACTTGAACAGATTCCACAGAATCATCTTTGTAGGTATAGGCGCGACCGAAAATATTCAGCTTTTCATCTGCTGAACTGAGAATGGCGGAAACAGCGCGAATAGGACCTGCATGACTAATTTCACCGACAACACCAGAAATTAAGCCGTTTGCTACTGATTTAGGAATTGCCATTATTTAGCTCCCCATTTATCCATAATTGATTTATTGCTCACTGCAGAGTCCATTGTTGAGCTGGTCTTTTGAGAATCAGGCACACGCCCTTGCATCCAAGCATCAAGAGCAATGGCTTCTGTACCTTTACTGCATTGAATACCCAGTTTTTCAACACCGTACTCGGCAACTTGTTGTTGAGTCATGGCTGAGTGGTCAAACACACCAATAAATGGCGTTAATTTATGCGCTAACGAATCACGAGCACCGATTTGTTTGAGTAACTCCCCCGTATCCATTGCGGGTTTGGCTTTTTCTAATCGCTTAATTTTACGTTTTAGCGATGCCATTTCGTCCATGGCGGTCATGCTACGATTTAGGCGTTTTAAACGACGATGAAGTCCATCGGTAGTGGCTTGGTCAAGATGCTCTTTGGCTTCTTCAATCGCTTCGACAGCTTCTTCAATGGCGACTTCGGCTTTCTCGACTGCTTCAGGTTCGCCAGATTCAGCCTCTTCTGTGGCAATTTCGGCTTTTTCCACTGCTTCTTCTGCTTTCTGCTCTTCGTCAGGATCAGAATCCGTTGAAGGTTTTTTCTCTTCTTCTGGATCATTATCTGTTGCAGGTTGAGTGCTGGTGATGACTTCCTTGATAATGGCTTTTAACGCTTCCAATTGCTCGGGCGTAAATGCACCCTCATCAGTGGTTTGCTTCTCTTTGTTTTCTTCTTCGTTCATGCGAATAAGTTCCTTTGTGTCTATGGTAATAACGGAATGGTCTTGCACAGCAACATCAGCGCCAGTGCGCCCTTCATCAACTAACGCAAGATGGTTGGCTCTAATATGCCGTTGTATGGCGTCATAACGTTCACCGTTAAATTCGCCTGGTGTGAAATCGTAAATACAGCGATAACCCGGAGATAATTCAATTTTTCCCCCTTCAATTTGGTTAAGCGCTGAATTAGACAGGATTTTGATATTGCCTCTAAGGTAGGGGTATTCAAAATAGACTCGCTCCCCGATGACCCCTTGTATCCCTTTTGTCTCTGCAGGTGTGCCGTCTTTCCCTAACATTTCATGCTCATCAACAAAGGGCATTAATTTGAACGAATTAATTGTCTCTGTGCTGGCCAGTTCTTCTTGTGGGCGATACACCTTGTAAATTTTTTCGGGTATCGGTGCACCAATTTCAAACCCTAAATAATCAAAAACCCCAACTTTAGAGATGGGGTTATCTTTCACTTCTAGCCAGCCATTTAAATCATATTGTCGCTTTGTCATGTCTCCTCACCGAAATCTATTACTGGTGTCCAGAAGCACTTACAACCCGGCTCCTCACCCGGCAAACCTCTCCTTCCTGTTTTTTTGTTAATTATAGGAGGATTGTCTAAATCAAACTCCTTACCATCTAACTCAAGATGTAGCTCCCTAGGTTCTGCACTACCGTTTGAATGATGCCAAACTGCTTTACGAATACCCGCAGATTTCATACGAGCGTAATTACATGCAGTTGTAATCTTTCGTGTTTGGTCAACAGCAATAAAGTTTGCTCTACTTTCTGTAACGCTACCCGTATCCCTAATTTCCTCTAATAGCGTCTTTGCGCCCTCACCACCTTGGCTAATAGAACGTAATGCAACACTTTCAATACGTTGATGAAATTGCAGTGGAATAGATTTAATTAACGATACGTTTTCAGCTGTAGAGGCAATAATTTTATCTTTCAGGGCTTCGGGCATGGCTGGGGTTTTGATGGTGATCCCCCCTGACAACTGTTTGAGAGAATCATCTAAATTACGCTTTGCGCCTATATCGACTTGGGAAACAAATTTATCCGCAATCTCTGTGGATTTTTGTTTAAAAATCTTATCCCATTTGCGTTTTAGCCGGTTAAGCCAGATGCGTGTTTGACTGGCAAAGCTGGCATCCATCGTAAAACCGTCAAAGTCGTCATTTAATTCACTAAACACTTTTTCATAGTCTTTAATCATTGCATTAATGAGTCGTGACATGTCACCTTGATAACGACTAGCTGGGGCGACTGAATACTGCAGGGGCTTCCCTTTCATTACTGCTTGGCGAGAGGTTGCCCATTGTGCTCGCTTCGTTCGTACTCGTATTCGCCTCGACATAATCTGCCTCGTTCACTTCAATGCCGTAATAGCTGGACGCTTTATTGCTGGCCAGTTTTTTACGGATATCTAACCCATCTATCGCACCCGTCGAAGCCAGTGCCACATCGGTCTGCGCTTCTTTCAGTTCAATATCCGCACTCTCAACAGCCGTCGGGCTATCAAGTGGCGCCCATGTGATAGAGATTTCTGTCACAGGTAAACCATCGCTACGCATTAGCATGTCGTAATGGCGTTGCAATAGCTCTTCAAGGTCGTTTGATTGGATACTTTCAAGCTCTTCGCGGTAATTAGCCTCTTCGTATTCCCCTGTTGAGTTAAAGCCTTTCGGTGTAGTGCCTAATAGCTTTGTTGCCGGTACATTGGAAGCCGATGCCACCAGCTGATATTGCGTCATAATCGTGGCGTCTAAATCCGATAATGAGGTGTCGAACTGTTGAACAGTGTCACCACTGCCCGTCATTTGCACACCGTAGTTATCGCGCATCTCCATAAAATAGAGCATGTTTTCATTGATAATGCTCTTATCTGCCGACTCAAGGTCTGCGATCCCCATCGTGAGTAAACGCTTAGTCATTGCCAATTGTGGCGCTTCATTGGCAGTACGTTCTGAAGCATAGACACGCTCATAAATGCGCTCAGGCACTGATACGCCAAAGTAGTTGTACATTGGCTTAAGCACGTTAGGTACAGGAAACGGTACAAACTTAATAAAGTGAGATTTGTGATACTTGCGCCCACCAATCACATAATAGGTTGGCTCGTAGAAATCCATGCTAGCAGGATCTTGAACATTGGCATCCGTTAAATCGGCCGTTACCCATTGTGGATCAATCTGTTTAATACCTTTATACATCCCTTTAGTCACACCATCGATATTAAACGGGTTTTCGTACCACTCTTTCGGGTTTGATGTCTCCACAACGAATAATGCTAAGCGACCGCCGTATACTCTCCCAAAATGAACCAGCTCTTTCAGTTGGTGTGTAATACGGTATTTTTTATCACGTTTACGGAGCTTTTTACTGATAGCGCGATCATCATCGTTATCACAATCAATATCGTAGCCTTGGCGAATTGCATCACGCGCGGGCATATTGCAGGCTTTATCCACCAGCCAGTGTTTAGCGATAACCGCACACATATTGTTGCCGATAAACATTTGTGAGGCATACCATGAGGCCTGTGACTCAGGCACACCGTAAACCTGCTCACCTTTAAATGAGGGCACATAGCTATCAATGCTATCCATCGCAACACCTGCAATTGTGGGTTGGGGTAAATTAATCCCATCAAAGCCCTGTTCTCGCGCCAGCGCAGGATATAAGTCAGTTGTGAATGCTGACCGTTTAACCGGTGCGAGTGGTTCTGTTTTTCGCCTCTTAAACGGCCACCACATAGATCATCTCCTAGTTGTGAAGAAACTGACTTTTTTCTTCTGATATAAATCGCGTAATGCTTGCGTCATGGCATCCACTGTGTCGTCATGACCAGCAAACGGGAATGTAGTAATTTCCTCTACGGTTTCCACAATCCACGGCGCAATATCTTTGTGAGGTAGCCACACGTTGCCAGCCTCCCACTCAGCAGTACACGCATGAGCACGAGCAACCTTGCTACCATCTGGCTCGACGGGAATTAACCCTGAGACGGTTGATTTGAGAGAGTCGATTACAGCAGGGCCATTAGCTTTGTCTTCCACTAGTTTACGTCGCCCTTCAGGGAATTTTTCAGCTAACCATTTCACCGACTTTAAGGTTTCAGTAAAGCTCATGCGTTTTCTAATTTGATACAGTAGATAAACATTTGCGTCTTTCTTGCCCCATACCTGCCCCACCACATAGTCAGTACCGTCACTATCTTTAAAGGTCATATCCCAACTATGAATAACCTTATCGAATTTTTCTGGTAGGTCTTTCGGTAGGTAGTACTGAGCAAATTCTTCGTGGAAGATTTGGCCATCACCCGGCTTAGGTGATTGTTGGTACATTGCAGACCAGAAGTAATCACCAATGATTGCTTTTGTCTCAAGGAGTTTGTCAATTGGGTGTAACTCTGGTACCAGTGCTTCCCCTCGTTCATTGATAGCTGGGAATGCAAGCACCTTGGTTTCAGGCGCTTTTTCTTTTAATTGGCCAGACAAATCATCAGTTGCCCACCGAGTGGCCATGATAATTTCACCGCTATTTTTTGATAAACGGGTCTTAAAGGTCGAAACGTACCAGTTCCAAATTGATTTTTTAACAGTTGGGCTAAGTGCCTCTTTCGAGTTCTTTATCGGGTCATCAATAATACCTAAGTCAACTTTCTTACCTGTTAATGGTCCACCCACACCAGCACAAACATAACTGCCTTTGTGGTTAGCAATATCAAACTCGTCAGAATTACGTTTAACTGCAATGCCGTTTTCAGGCTTGTTGCCTAACCAACTTTTAGGAAACAGCACACGATATTCATCGGACATCATAATTCGCTGAACATCGGTATTCATATCCCCCGCTAAATCTGAGGAGTACGACAACGCACCAACACGCATGTTAGGGTATTTTCCAAAGAAATAAGCGGGAAGATAGCGGGAAACAATATCAGACTTACCATGCTGTGGAGGTGCCCCTAATATTAACTTGGGGCGTTTACCATCCATCATGTCTAACAAAAACTGGTCGAGCGCATCACATACCGTTTGAGAAAAATGGCTTGTGATGTATTCAGGGTTTATATACTGAATAAATTCATGCAAACTACGCCTAGCTATCTCTCTCCTGACCTCTTCATCAAATAAGTCGAAATTGACATCCATAGAGATACCTAAAGTGACAAAAATAACCCTTTCATGCCGTAATTGGCACGAAATGATTTTCATGTTTTTGATAACAATTGATTAACAATAAAACGGCATTAAAACAGAAAGAAGATTGCTACTTTTAGCTGTTTTAGTTGTGTTTTTAGTTGAGTTAAAAAGTGAAGGGGCGCTTAAGCACCATTATGTTAAATAGAACTACTTTTCACCCTTTTTTCTCAATTGAAGTAGTTGTTCGAAACTTAGGTGACTTAAATCTATTCCTGTTGTTTGAATAGGCCCACCATCGGCACCAGTTAATTCCGTCTTGTTCTTCAGCATACCTAAGTGCTGTGCAACCATCTTTAGTGCTTCATCTTGATTACGAGTAATAACCTCGACACCAAACTTTCCCTCTTTAACTCCCGCAAATACTCTACGAGCTGGCCCTGTTAGATCACGCGTATCGTGAAAATGCGCACGACCAATGCCAGCGCCATTACAACGAGGGCAATCAGGATTTGGATCTAATGTTTCATCGTAACCATAGCCACCCACATCTTGTGGAGGAGGTTTATTGGCTGTAAGCGCTTTCTTAATAGCATCTTCAAACTCTATCGAATCACGCCACTGATAATTGAAACCAAAGCCCCAACAATGACGACAACATAATCGACGGTATTCGGTCAACTCGTTAACGTCTGCAGTTGCGATATCCCACCACATTTTTAATACGGCATCTTGGGTTATCTCTGTTCTGCGTTCCCGTTCTGCTAAAGCGTCAGTGATTGCCCGATTAACCTTAACATTTCTATACATCCGACTTGCGCTTGCGTATGCCGTATTTCCTTCACATTTACCACCAGCACGCTTATATGCAGCAGTCCTATTTAGGTCAATAAGGTATTCATTAACGAATTTAGCCTGTAACTCAGTAAGCCCGTAATTGCGCAGACTAAAGGTGTTTTGATCATCATGCGCATTACTGGATTCATTACTCTGCGCATCGGGTATATCACTCTTGCGCATTGGCTCTTTTGCGCATTCTTTTTTCTGCGCAGTGCGCAATTTCTTGTGCGCAGTTTTTTGCGCATTCTGCGCACTGGATATTTTGATATATCGTCGTGCTGTTGCGTAGTTTAGTTCCTTTAGTTCGCACCACTCTTTAGGGGATATTCCTGTTATAGCATGTTCGGCGAGGAACTGTTGTTGTAGCATCCCCCAATCCGGTTTTGCCATTGTGTTTATCTCCTTAGCCTATTAAAAAGCCCATTCGTTAAAATAGGCTTTGTGATTGACTCTTATGAATTGTACTCGTCTCTCCGGTTGTCACGCCCTTTCTTCTACCTACAGCTGACGTTGCTGATAATGACCGAAAAATAACAAAATGGCGGTATTCATTGTTTTTGACTCTCACTATGCGCTATCTGCTGAGAATAAAACAGGTCATGGCTAACATAAGAGACGGCGACAACGCTACGCCTTCTTCTATTGGCACGAAATAAAAATAGCAGTATGATTAATGAGTATTTATTTTTTGCTTAAATTCAGCCACCCTGTGAAATCAAACTCACAGGGTTATTTTTATATTGTGCTGTTTATTTAAGTGGGAGATAAATAGGAATAATCAATCTGGTATATATACCTACTTAAGCTATACTAAGTAGCTATCGCTACACTTTAATTGATATCTTGCTAGTATTGCCCAGCCCCCATGCTGGGCTTTTTTTATTCCATGCATTCTTGTTTGATATAATCCTGCAACCCTTTAATCATCTGTTCTGACTCTGCAATTCGCTCTCTGAGTAGCCAATAATTTCTGACAGCGGAGTCAGTAGGTCTGGCGGTGGTTGCATCATCCATGCCGGAGGTTGAATTGGTTTCGTCTTTCGGACAACTGGCTCGGATGTACACCCGTTCAGGATTACGCTCACTAATATCACGCAAGCGACTAATTTCATTCTTTGCATTAACAAGCTCCTGTGTGTGCCTTGTATCAAGTTGATTTAGTCGCTCTATGCGTGCTTGATAGTCAATATTGATATCCTTCTGCTCTTCGAGTGCGGTAGTCAGTTCTTTGTTGTTTTCTGTCAGTGTGTTAATTCTTTTCGCTTGTGCATTAATCAGCGCACAACCACCAGCAACAATCCCCACCATCACAACGACAATGTAAAGTTTCCAGTGTTTCATAATTAGTACCGATGATGTGAGAGAGCAATCTGACAGCGTTTGTCTAAGCTTGCTTTATCGTTAATACATGAATTATCAATTGAGAGATAAATGCCACTAGCGACCGAGATGAGTAATGTAAGAATAAAACCGACGATGATGATTAAAGACTTCCATTGCATAACGCTGACTCCGCCTCTCTACGACTGACCAACCCTCGCCACACCTTTCCACCAGCATAAACCCAGCGTTTCATTTCTTCACAGGCTCCCGCTTTATCACCAGCATTTAATTTCTTTAGTAGTGTAGAACGTGCAAAAGCTGAGGTGCCGACATTAAACGCGAAGGAATATAGAGAAGCTTTTGTTTTGTCATCCAGCGGTACTTTAACCAGAATATCAACTTGCTGTTGCGTTCTGATAAAGTCTTTCTGCAGTAATTCATCACACTCTTGTTGTGTATAGGTCTTACCTTGAATAATGTCGTTTCCAGTATGGCCATAACAAACCGTCAGAACTCCAGCAACATCGCGGTAAGGTTCATAACGCACGCCCTCAAAATAACCAATCACTGTTAGTGCAATACTTACAGCGCCAGCACTCGCAACAGCTGTCACTTTTTGTTTTAGGTTCATTAGATGTCCTTTTTAGCTTTAGTCAGCATCTCACCGACTATTTTTTCGATTTCTCGCGGATCACTAGAACAATTTCGATGAACCAATTCAGCAAATAATGCTGTTCGTTTTCGCTGTTCTCGCCGTGTCATCAGATAAGTTGCTAATCCAAGAAGCATGCTAAATCCCATCCCTATTACAAAGCCCCATTCATAAAGTGAGAGACTTGCAAAAAAGGCAGTTAAGCCAGCCGTTCCGTAGGTAGCATTGGTTAATTTGTCCATGCGCATATACACCCCCTACGGAGTGCCTAAGTTTAGTTAAAGGAGTGCCGACTCACAGCTCTTGTTTGAACGTGATAACGAGGGTAATTGTCCTGTGGTCGGCATATACGAAAAAAGACCACCTAAGCGATCTTCTGAATGTGAACTATCCAGTAATTTCGGATGGTTGAATATTTATCTAAACATTTCTTAAACTCAATACATTGTTTATTAAAGAAAATATATGATATTCGCTTAATGATAATTAACCACTTGGGATCATACTGAGCATTTCACTGTATAATAACCACTCTGTACAAAAATAAAGGAACTATAATGTCAAATAAAATTTACCTACAAATAAATGATGAAATTGTTCAAGTATCTGACTGGAATGTCATAAAAAATAGAGAACATTATACTGAAACACTTGATATAAAAGGAAAATCATTAGAGAAAATAATAGGTTACTATGAGCTTGATGAAAAAATATCTTGTGGTCTAAAAAATTGTAATACCCCTCATTTACGAGGGTATATTGTAAAAACCGATGCAGAAATAGAAACAAATATTGGTAATGCCTGTGGTAATAAATACTTTGATGTTATTTTTGGTGAAATGTCATCAGAGTTTTTAAATAAAGTTGAATATGAAAAATTAAAACAAAGTGCCCGACTGGCTAAACTAGAAATATTCACTTTGTGGAAGAAAATAAATGAATTAACTGTGGGTCCAAAAAACATTTTATGGGCAATACGCTTATTTAAAGATATATCCGACCCTAATATAATTGGGAGGTCTGCTTATAATAGACTTCAAATTATGTATGGCAATAATGACAATAAGGTCTACTTAACCACGCTCACAACAGCTAAAGAAAAAGAGTTAGCAGAAGTTGCAGGCCGACGTATTGATGAAACAGTCGATATCGTTGTTGGGCAAATCAAGTATATAGATTTTTTATCAAAGGATGATAGTTTGGATTCTATCTTTTATTCTGAATTAAAAGCACCAGTATCGGAATTGGAATCCTGCGAACCCGAAAGAACATCAAGAACTAAGCTAAAGAAAATAATGGTAAAAATAAACGCCATAAATACAAATATAACTAGATTAAAAGATAAACTGGAAATAGCGAGGCTATTTTTCACAAACGAAAATTTATCACAATTACTTAATTGGATGGAAAAAGATGAGAATGTAAGTAATGCTGATATAGAGCGGTATAAAACATTTTTGGAAAAGCTATAAACTATAAATAAAAAGCCCCGCAATAGCGAGGCTTTAAACCCATTTACTGTGTTGCGTGTATAACTTCGCACAGCATATATGAAAACTATAACTTTATCGGCAAAATAGTCAAGCTTTATTCAGAATAATGATACTCTCTATCAAATCTATCGCACATTGGGCGATAGAGCATAAATTCAGCCACATTTAGCCATGCTTTAACTCTGTCCTGATATGTACGCAAGCAATAACGACCATCTTTCTCACAAAGCTCTAATGCTATCTCATGTTTTGATTTTTTATAAACATAGTACTGCTTAAGGATATTCAGCAACCCAGCATCTGCATTCATTACTTCACAAATAACTTTATCCATTTCACCACCTTCAGTATCAGAGCAAAACCACATATTGCTAAGTGTTTTCTTATTTTGGTACTCCTCCAAGAAAAGCTGTAAGGTTTCTTTTGATAGCCCTGATTTTTTCATTCTTCGCATAGCATCTTTGAGGGCTTTCTTTGTGATTTTTGGGTCTGATAATAATCGCTGAAAAATACCAGCTGCTTGTGGTGATTTACTAAATGCAGCCCAACAACCCCACATTTTTAATCGCCCCCGGATCCATGTACTTTCTAATGTGCGCAATCTTAAATACTCACCACTCTTGCCACTTGTCTCTGGATAAATCATGCTTATACCTCAACTTCTTTATTTATCAATATCACTAGACGCGACAAGCGCGTAATTCCATTACTTCAATTTTTGTTTGCTCGAGCAATTCTGCTTCAGAACCATGAATTTCTTGCCATGATTTAGGTGATGCATGAAAGCCGGTTTCATAACACGCCCTATGATGTGGCGGACACAGTGGTAAAACATCTGTATGACTTGCTCGTTGTGCCATTCCCTGCCCTGTTCTAACATGATGTATTTCCGCTCTACTTGCCCCAAGCCCCATATTGCGACAACAAATACAACCCAGTTCTGCTACATCTGATAGCCACTGTCTTTCTTCTTTGGTCTTTGATTTGATCATTGGTCTTGCCTCTATGTGAAACTTAATAATTGAGATACTGCATTTTCTACAGCTTTTTGAGTGGGAAACTGTTTACGAAGGATAAAATTCCAAAGCACATCGAGTGTGGCTTTGTAGAGTTCGCTAAATGCTAAGTCGTCCATATTTGCAAAGCTGATTGATTTAGCGACACGACGTAAACTGCCGTCAGGCATTTCAAACGTATCGTAATAACCGGCTTGCTCTACGACCCAATAACGAAAAGCATCAAATGACTTTGTTGCTGAGATATTTTGTGCACGATTTTGTGCAACTTCTTCAAGATAAATATCAGATGCGGATAAAAGCGCGTCAGCATTATCCGTGTAATATGAAAGGAATGTGATGTAACCACGCACAAGCTCTTTTTCTTCAGGTGAAATGGTACCGCCAACTGGTTCCCAATATTCATAGCCTAAGTTGAGTAATGCGAAGTATTTACGATGAAATCGAGGGTTACGAGCTTTCTTAAAATTAGCTGAAAGCACATCACCACACTTGATTTTTGAATGCAGAAAATCTCTCGTAACAGGGTTAGCCGGTACAAGAGTATCGTTAGACATTTTGATAAAGCTATGCTGTGCCATACTTGACTCTCAGTTGACACAGCAAATATTTAGGATTGGGTGTTCAGACCAATACTGTAATAATACAATAGGTTGAGTTAGATAACCAGTTTCAACTCTTTGTATCCACTAGTGACCCAACATTCTGAATCACCTGACATACAACATTGCTGAATAGGTAATATATCACCACAACGCTTACATTTACGTTTAGATAATTTCTCTACTTGCTTTTTATACTCAGCATCATCTTTCCGAATAAGCATCTGTAGGTATTCAATAATGCCATACGGTTCTCGACCAGGCATGCGCAATACACAATTACGCTTTATCATTTCCAATTCTTGATTATCTACAAGCAATTCAATTTTAGTTACACCTAATTCTTTCTGCCGTTTACGTTGTTCCGCTTTACGTTCTGCTACTGTTTTTGCCATTGATCTTACCTCAATAATTCATCCACAAACATTCAGTACGAATTTTGGTACCACGACCGGCAGAAATACGAGCCTCTTTGGTTACTTTTCTCCAGCCTGATAATTCATCATCATATAAATTCGAGTGATAGCCACTGATAATTACTTTTCCAGAAACAGACTTAATAATTTGCAGTAACTCATGATGTTGCCCATTAGTCATTTCAAAGTTGTAATAACGATTACCACTCACTCGTGTTTCAGGCATATATGGAGGATCTAAATAAAATAGAGTATCAGTGGCGTCATGTTTTTTAATCAGATCTAATGCCGGCTTATTTTCAATAATGACTCCCTGCAAACGCTGACAAACTGCAGATAAGTTTTCAGGATATTTAGCCCACAAATGTGAGTAGATTGAATATTCACGTTTACTATCAGACTGAAATCCCGAGTTACCGTTTAAACCAGAAGCAGAACCAAACCCCATGCAAGCGCGAACAACCATACGTCTAGCTCTCTCTAATGGATTATCAATAAACTCTTTAGCTAACATAAACTCGTCACGGGAATAAGCAGTAAGTAAGCAAGCCTCTTGTAACTTAATGTTTAATTCAGGATCTCTTAATACTTTGAATAGATTTACAACTTCACTATCTAGATCATTATATATTTCTGCATAGCTACGTTCTTTCTGCATTAAGACGCTAGCAACTCCACCAAAGGGCTCTACATAGCAACGATGCTCTGGAAAATAACTTAATATCCATTTTGCTAAACGAAATTTACCTCCGTGATAACGGATCACGGGGTGTTTAATTTGATGCTTACTCATGCTTTCATTACCTCACGCCAATAATTCAACCTATCTCTAAAAAACTCCCGATGTACCTCAGTCAACTTTTCAATTTCCACCAACACTCGCGTTCTATGTATTTTTTGATTTTTAAGCTGTCTAATTAATCGACTAGCTAATAAATCAAGTTGTTCTAACTCGCGATATTCTTCTGGCCACAAAGCTCGATTGTGAGGTAAATCATCAGGCAAATAAGAACGCCTAGACATAATTACCTCGTCGATTTTTGTGGTTTAACCTTAGGTTGATAAGGTGCTTTTGTTCTCGCTCTTGCTGATGCATGGAGGCGATCAATATGACACTGTGTATGGTCTAACCCATCGTCGGGTAATATAGGGTGATTATCACGAACGAGAGATTCGTGAGTAAGAGAGTCTTTAATTGTCATGGTCTTGCCTCTGTTTTAACTAAAATGCTTTTTCTGCGTAACGACGTCTTTTATCGTTTTGCTGTGATTGTTGTTGCATTTTGGACACTTCTGACGCTGTAATTTGGTCGGTAGGCAGATAGTGGCCATTCTTAAATTCTTGATAGACTGTGCCGGTTTCTCCGTGTCTAAATTTATCAATAATGATCTCGGCATAATTTTTCGCAGGGCTATTGGGGTTATATACGGCCTCCCTATAGGTAAATAAAATTAAGTCAGCGTCTTGCTCTAAGCTACCAGAATCGCGTAAATCAGCAGAAACAGGACGGCGTTGATTAATAGGTCTTTTATCAACATCACGAGATAGCTGGCTTAACGCAATAGTTGGCGTGTGTAACCTCTTTGCTAATCCTTTTAAAGATGCAGATATTTTCGCAATTGCTAAATCATTACGTTCTGCTTTAGGTTTTTTAATTAACCCTAAATAATCAACAAAAATTCCTTTCAAATTTGGATATTTACGTTTGTGGTTTTCACTGATTGCACATATTTGTTCAATAGTTAGATTACTCGCATCGATGATATGAATATCTCTATCCATTAAATGGCCTAGTGCTGAACTTAAACGCCCCCATCCTTCATCATCCAATCGCCCACGATGTCTCAATGTTGATATTGGTAGTTGAGCAGAACCTGCAACTAGACGCTCAGTAATTTGCTGATTGGACATTTCCATCGAGAAAAATAATGCACCGCCTCCATCTCTGGTCATTCCCTCAGTCATCGTTAGTGCAAGCTCTGTTTTTCCCATTCCCGGACGACCGCCAATAAAAACTAAGTCTGTTGGATTAAAGCCTCCAATTTTGTCATCTAAAGCTTCAATACCACTTTTTATCATTCCAACAGCATCTTCTCCTTTGTTTCTGCGTTCTAAAACATCTACATATCCTTCAAGTAGTGTATTTAAATGCACAGGAAGTAGGTTCTGATTACCAATTGTCAGCTGGCCAATTTGGGTTGCAAATTGATGAATAAATTCTTCAGCTTGTTCATGATTATTTGCAGTAGTAATATCATTTTGATACTTGGAAATTAATTGAATTACTTCTCTAACACGATAATAACTATAAACTTTTGAGGCATAGCCTTTTAAATTTGCTGTCCAAATAGGTGTTTTAGATAGCTCAAGTAAATTTGCTAAATCGCCTTTTTCACCTAGCGCATCAGCAATAAAAAAGGGATCTATTAAAGAACTTGCTAGCGCTTGTTTTTTAATTTCTTTGTAGACATTACGAAAATATCTAGAACTAAAGGCTTCTTCAGGTAATGTGGCTAATACCTCATATGCATCTTGACTAGCACCACCAGCTAACAAACCACTAATCACCGCATGTTCTAATTCTTTCTCATGCATGATGATTACCTCTACGATATGTTGGCCAGTTAAACGTTAATACTGTTCCCCCCTGTAATAATCTGTCCACGGCTCGTTCACCAAGCATTTCTTGTAGATCAACAACGGGCAAGTTGCTTATCAAAATTGTAGGTAGCAAATCTTCGTAGCGATCATTAATCACCTCAAACAAGATATTACGTTCAGAATCAGTGCCATACTGAACACCAATTTCATCAATAACTAACAAATCAGGTGTGCAATATTTTTCAAGTACATCAAGTTCACTGAATTCTGAATTTCCAGCCCATGTTCTTCGAAAAGCGCGAATGATACGTGAGGCTGTGGTAATGAATACCGTTTCTTGCAATTCTCCGGCAATCTGACGGGCGATTGATACTGCAAGGTGTGTTTTACCAGTTCCGGGTGTTCCACACAGTACAAGCCCCTCTCCTGCGTTTTTTCGGTCACCCCAAGTTTCAACGTACTGCTGACAAATTTTTAAATTATGTTTTGCTGTTGGCGTTGAGGCTACAAATGATTCAAATGTCGCATTAGCAAAGCGAGGTGGAATATTCACCGCAGTTAGTAAATTTTGTTCAGACATTTCCACCTCCCACAAACCAATGCGGATCTTGAGACTGGTAATCTTTTTCGCTAAACCCAGTGTGAGAATTTACTTTTTGAGTTTGTACTACGGATCTTTCAGGAAATAGCCCCTGCCAACCATTGGCAATTGAATTACAAATCACAGCGTTAGCATCGGTGCAAAGCGATAATTTTTTTGCTTGTTGCTTGCACATGGTTTCTGTCAGCGGTTTTTTAATTTCTTTCCTGAAGTTAATCCAATCCTGCCAAACCTCATCACTCACATTTGACGGTTTAGCCAATTTCGGATCGAATTTATTTTTCGATTTTTTCCCCTCGAGTAATTCTTGTGGATCATGTTTTGAATTTACTTGTGGATCATGTTTTGAATTTACTTGTGGATCGCCTCCAGATTCTGGAGGGTGAAAACCACCTTGAACGCCAGATTCTGGAGGGTCAAAACGTACATTTTTACTGTTTTCTGTACGGTCAGAATCTGAACGGTCAGAATCTGGATGGTGAAAATTTGATAGTTTTTCACGTTGTTTTCTTAATTTGGCGTTCTCTTCTAATGCGATTTTTTCCAATTTATCGACATTTAAAAAATATAAATTTGAAGCATTACGATTGCCATTTCTACGTTGCTTTTTAACTAACCAACCATCACGCTCAAGTTCATTACATGCATTGCGAATTGTGCTAATTCCCGCACCAATTTGACGACTGATGGTTTCAACACTGGGATAAGCAACCCCTTCATCGCTCGAATAATCGGCTAGGCGTACCATGATCATTAACTTGGTACCCTTAACACCTGAAACAGCACATGCATCCCACACATAGCCGGTTAATTTATTACTCATTTCACACCCCCAGTGCTTTAGCTATATTACGGCAAGCATTTTGGTACTGCTCAGGGGTTAAATTTTTTGACAGTAATTTTTGTTTTTCTCGCTCATACTGCTCCCAAATTAACAACGCAATAACGCGTCTACCATCAAAAATATGTTGGATATCTGAGATATGAGCAGGTTTATCATTCAGCATAAACCCATTGCGGTATGTGATTTTTTCAGTTGATCTAATCATTGGTCTTGCCTCTTGAATTAATGCACGCTGGTCGGGCGTGATATCTCATTTAGTGCGCGTACTACATTGTTTATTTGGTGTGACATGTCACGACCCTCTAATAAGATTTCAGTCATAGCATCAGCAAAACGCTGAATGGCTACAGTTGCTAAATAGTTTTTGGTATCTCCGCGTACTCGAGCTAACCTCGAAGCCGGTAGAGCCATTTCAATCGCTGGCATTAACTCAGCAATTTTTCTTTGAGATGCGCGAGAATCACCACGTAACCAACGGAATATCTGTTGCCGGTTATTGTTTATTGCTTTCCAGTCTGCCTTACCCGTTTGATCCTCAATGGCATGTAATCGACCATGTTCTTGATTAATCACTAATCGTAAGTAAGCTCGGCTAATCTCAATAGCAACATGTTCTTGCCCTTGTTCTACAGCCCAGTCCTCAATTTCAGCTCTGATAATGTTGATATCAAAATTCATTTTTGCGTCTCCTGTCGCTATAAAAATTGATTATGCATAATCAGTTTTTTAATTTGATACCTGTAATACTGTTGATGATTTAGGAAGTCCATCAAACTGATTTGGATAAATATCTGGTGCAATTTCATGAGGTGTCACTTGCCAATCTAAACATTCACATAAGCTTAAAACTTTTGGAGCAGGAACACCGTTTTTAAACCATAGATGCACGGTTTGAGGTTTGGTGTTTAAGCGTCTAGCAATCTCTGATTGACTCGCTAAATTAATAATTTTGTTTTTTATACATGGTGTCATTGTTCTCTCCTTTTGGGTTTACAAGTTAATCTTACAATCAAACACATAATAATATCAAGTTTTTCTTGAAGTGATCATTACAAGGAAAGCTTGTAGTATAATTTCTATGAAAAAGAATCCGAATGAAGTATCAGCTACACGTATAAGCCAAATACTAACCGAGCGAAACTGGTCCCAGTCAGAATTAGCTCGTAGGCTTGGTATTAGCCCTCAATCTGTGCAATTTTGGGTAAGCGGGAAAACAGCACCTAGAGGTAATAATTTAACCGCATTATCTAAGATATCTGGATATCCAGAACATTGGTTTTTTATGAGTGATGTTTCTACTGAAGAAATGGATAAACCTATTGTACGTAAAAATGATTCTTATCTTGTTGAACTACTTGATATAGAAGCCAGTGCCGGCCCTGGTATCATTAATAAAAGTGAATTTATTGAAACAATTAGAGCTATTGAATATACATCTGATGAAGCACTCCGTTTGTTTGGCAACAGACCCAGCGCTAATATAAAAATGATCACTGTTGTTGGTGATAGTATGCAAAATACTATTGAACCAGGAGACCAAATTTTCATAGATATTCATATAGATTATTTTGATGGTGATGGCATTTACGTTTTCATTTTTGGTCAAACATTGCATATTAAAAGACTACAAATGATAAAAAATAAATTAACCGTTATCTCTGATAACCCCAACTATCGAGATTGGGATATCACTCCCGAAGACGAAGAACAGTTCTTCATTTTTGGTAAAGTCCTCCTCAGTCAATCTAGAACATACAAGCGTTACGCTTAAAATCCTTTCATAAAATTCAAATTAAATTACAGGGGTTTAATAGCTCTTGTAATTTTCGCACACGTAATTACAAGAATTATTTGTAAAATAGACTTGCAATTTTCAATTTTAACTTGTAGATTTACTAACAACAAAAACAACACAGCAAGTGTTTAGGTAAGTGTTCAGATTTAGTTTTGCTGTTATGTCGGAGGAGAACCACAGCTCTCATCGCGACCTGTCATGATTACCACGGCATAACAGCAGATTTTTTAGCAATACCAGGGAATTAAATTAGTTACCGACCAAAGCTACAAGGCAGACCTGACAGCTCGGAAAGACGGGCAACTTAATTTAAATGGGGGGGTTATATGAAATTTGAAGAATTACCAGAAAGTGTACAACTTATTGCAACGACTGCGTTGGCTGATATTTTAAAAAATAGTCATCCAACAAAAGAGTCTGCGATTGAATTTGCTAACTCAGTTAAGTCTGCTTTTATTGAATTATATAACAAAAATGATATTAGCATTCAAGTTGGCGGTATTACCGAAAATTCAACAGAAACTATCGAAGATGTTCTGGCAAGCTTCCCATCTGATGAGTTAAGCGTATTTCACATTGTGAAAATGGTTAATGAAGTCAACCTAAAAATACGCAATGAATTAGCTCCATATAACAATGATAAAAACGATATAAATGCTACAGCAAGAACCATATTAAAAACAGCTCTTGCATCATTAGATAGCTAGCGTTTTCTAGCAAAGAAACTTGTACTTTTAGGTAGGTTGGCTTCTACTGCTTTTTGACACTCAGGAATTAATTCCAGCATTCTTTTAGTGAATTCATCTGGAGTTGATATCTCAGGATCTTTGCTGGTTAAAGATAGAGCCATATCATAAACAAATTGTTCAGCAGAAATACCAAGAAATATTTTTTTATCACTCATAATTCAGTTCCTTAAATACGTTGCGGTGACTGAATTATACACAGAATCCTTGCGTTGCGGAATGCAGGAACCTCAACCGCCTGATGAGGATAAATAATCAGGCAACAAATTTTAGACGTAAAAAAACCCACAGAAGTGGGTTCCTTTACCCCGAATTGCCGACCAAAGCTATCGGGAGTTCTACTAGCGCGACCAAACGCTAGAAGAGGCAAGACCAATGATAAATCACTGATCGCAGTTATTTTAAAGGAGTTGCTATGAAAGCACAACCTGAAAGCCTAACAGTCACACTCTATATTCATGCTCAAAAACAGTTCGATGGTTCTTACCAATATAACGCCTACGCATTTAAAGCCGATCCCAATGCTGGACTAGGTTTTGTTATTGCTGAACACACTGTTGATGTTCCTTTTAAAGAGCCTACTCAAACTGATCTCATTCACGCTGAAATTGATTTTCTACGTAATGAGCAAGAAAAAATCCTAGCTGATGCCCAAGTAAAAACAAGTTTGTTAGAAGACCAGATCCAAATGCTTCTCTGCTTGGAAGGCAAACCAATAGCTAAAGAAGATGAAGAAATTCCTTACTGATGGTGAACATTATGGATGCAATTAATCTAGCAATTGATGCTGTATTAGATGCTGAACTATCTGTTATTGAACATGAAAATAACAGTGAGATAGTTTCTGGCACTCAACATATTTCTATCATTGGAGGTAAGAGGCGAGTTGAATATTACCCTTCAACAGGTACGGCTTACTCTAATCCCATTGATGGGAAATATAAGCGTGTAATTATCAAAAAAGCGGGCATTAAGCGAGCTATTAAACTAGCAAAATCAGGAAATTAAGAGGCAAGACCAATGAAAACTTTTATCTGTGTATTTGAGCCTACGACCGAGGCTCGTACAAACAACGGTGCTGTACCGCTGGCCATAGCGTTAAACACCGCTAATGCAAAACTTGCAACAGCGACTGCAGTAGTAAAATTATCTGAAGCATATCCAGAAGCTATGGATAACTTTAACACTGATGATCCGTTAATTAGCGAACACCTTGACGGCTCTGTTTGCCCTACTTTAGATATATTCGATGAGAAATTTGCTGTTGAAAATGAGTTTGATGGAACTCAATGGAAGCCTATTGAATATAAGAATTTCAAAAAACTAGGAACGAAGCCCAGAATTGCGTGTTTACTTTTATTTGGAAAGACTCAAATAACTAACAATGAATTTTCAACTGCTCTGGAATATTTGGCAGGAAAAGAAGATCCCAAAATTCGTAATATCGCTACAGGCCTTGCAGAAATAACAAAGTTATCTTTGATGGATGCTGAACAAACGATGGAAATAGCACAGGCTATCTATGAGTTTGCTAATGAAGATGTCACCGTTGAAGAAGCTAAATCACTAGGTGAAAGCTGGCTGACAGAAGAACCTGAGCAACCACAAGAAGAAATATCTTCTATCAAGCGTAACTACACAACTATAGATACTGAAATCGCCTTAGCGCTGTTAGATGATTTTGATCCGAATAATGTCCTCGCATCTCAAGTAAAAAAAGCCAAAGAACTGATAGATGACGACGACAAAGCATGGAAACGCTGGTCAATGGATTTACGCACAACAGCTGGCATCTTGGATATACCACGTGAAAAGATTTTCTCGTTAATAGCTGAAAGTAAAAAACAGCCTGAGTTATTAGATAATCCCAATGCGCGAAAAGAATTTATTGACCGTCATTTAGGTATTAACAAGCCTACTGGCAATGCTGAAAAAGAAGAAAGTATCACTTCTAACCAATTGGATAATACCCCTTCGGTATCTAGCAAAAGTACCGTTGAAAAGGAAACTAAGCCTAAACGTTCACGTAAAAAGCAAGAAGTAGCCCCTAAAACAGAAAGTTCTCCGGTGGTTGAACAAACTGTAGAGCCTAAAGAACCCGAAACACCATCAGCACAACAAGATAATTTTGAGCAACGTGCCAGTGTTATTGATGAAGTTCTTAACGCGAGTGACGCTAATAACCTAAGTATTTGGAAACAAGTACAACGTACAGACCCGCGCTTTACTAAGCCATTAGAAGGCGTGGGATTTACGGGGACCAGTATAAACAGCACTTACATGTTTATGCGTGCAACTGAAATATTCGGTCCTATTGGGGAAGGTTGGGGATATGAAGTCCTTGAAGAAAAATTTATTGATGGAAAGCCTCTTTTAGAACCTGTCCTTGATGAGCGTAATAAACAAGTCGCAACCCGTTTTTTACGTGATGCTGATGGCTCGTTATTCTGCGAACAAAACCACTCAATTAAGATCCGTTTTTGGTACATCATCGAATGTGAAACCCGCGGTGAATTTGAAAGCTATGGTGCAACACCATACCGCTATCAAACTAACTATGGCATTAAAGTTGATGGTGAAGCTATTAAAAAATCACTCACTGATGCCATCAAAAAAGCCCTATCAATGCTTGGCTTTAGCTCTGATGTCTTTATGGGTATGCATGATAACCCTGAATATATAGTAAGCAATAAGCTTGAGTTTGAAATCAAAAATGCCAGTGAAAAAGCGGAAGATATCACACGTATTCGCAAAGAATTAGACGAGAAATTTACTAAACATACAGAAGTGATGCGTAGTGCTGTTACAGCAAATGAATTACGAGGTATTGCATCGACATTAACGCGCGAAATTTCTGCACATATTAAATCAGCTCAAGAACGTCGTGACGAAGATTACGAGAAGTATTTGTCCGGCCGTTTACGTCGATTAAACCAAATCGAAAAAGAGTGTTTAGACAAACTGAAACAGAAAGAAGAGGCAATCTAATGACCAATACTACCGCTATCGCACTGGCGACCAATTACGAAAAATTACAGCAACTTGTTGAAACAGGAGAATTCTCTCCTGAAGATATCGCAGATACTTTAGAAGGTATCGAGGGCGAGTTAGGTGACAAATTGGATGCAATTATGCACCACGTTCGCAATATCGAAGGTCAAGCTAAAACACTTGATGAAGAATCTAAACGTTTATCTGATCGTAAAAAATCATTCGAAAACCAAGCTAAAAACCTAAAGGAATATGCTCTTAACTGCTTATTGGCTTCAGGATTAGATAAATTAAAAACAACAAAGAATACATTTACAGCACGAAAAGGTAGTGTTTCAGTAATTATTGATAATGAAGCACTACTACCAGATGAGTTGGTTGATGTTAAAACCATCACAGCGCCCGATAAAAAAGGAATCAAAGAAGCGCTTGAAAATGGTATTGAAATTCCCGGAGCACATCTTGAAGTTGGTGAACGTTCATTAATGGTTCGTTAATTCATAATAGCGCCCTTTCTTGGGCGCATTATCAGGAGATAAACGTTATGGCCATGAAGTTAGAAGTTGTTATTACCCATGATGAAACAACAAATAAATGCAGTATCGAATGGTCTACGGCATCAACAAAAAATGTCACAGAGCAAGAACAGCAAGCACTTTCATCGATGCAAAAAGCGTTATTGCTACAACTGGGGCGCCCTATAAATACAGCTATTATTCATTAGTGTGACATGTCACAAAGAGGCAAGACCAATGCTAAGACACTCCCAACAAAAAGACCAAGCAGTAAAAATCACATTACCAGATGGATCATACGGTTTTGTTTCAACAGATAGACGTTGCCATGTTTCATACGATTTTCCTGCACACGTCAAAATTGAACTTCAGCCTACTCCCGCGGAGCAACAAAGGAGTGAACAATAATGTATGGTTTATTCCTTTTGGTATGTAGTTCGATGATTTGTCAGTTCGAACCCTATGGCTACATTTATCCTGATGAACAAAATTGTTTAATTGATAAGGAATTACTCGCGACCAAAGGGAAAATTGCAGAATGCTATCCAGTGGAGGGAATTATTCGGGTAAAAAGTTGATTAAGCATAATCAGTTTTTACTTTTCGTTGTTATTAGCATGGTGGTTTATTCAAGACCAATGGGTAACCACCATGAAATTATTAACACCTTGGGAACCAGGTTCTCAATTATTAACAGATTTTGATATTAAATTAGGCCGGCTTGCATCGAGTATAAAAAATAAATCTTGCACCGATATAGAAATAAAAAATGCTTGTCAGACTGCCGACTTGTTAATATCTAATATGATGAGGCAAGACCGAAATGAAAACAGACGTATGCGTAGAACGCAAAACAAAAAAAGAAACGACAAATATCCCAGATAACGTTAAAAGCAAAGAGTATGAAGATGATGATATGTTAACTCCTGAAGAAGTATGTGCTTTGATAGGTGGCATAACAACCAAAACATTATGTGACTGGAATAATCATCATCGTCATAAAGAAATACTCGCACCTATAAAATTTACAAGTAAAGTAGTTAGATACGAGTATAAAAATGTAAAAGCTTTTATTGAAAAATGTAAGAGCACTTATTAACTAAGTTTACGACGTAATAGCGCTACTTGAGTCAAGATACTATTTTCATGAGCCTCAAATGCTTGACGCTTTAGCGCTATCTCTTCCTGCAGTATCTCATCAGAAAAGTCATAATGTTCAGCCATTGGATCTTCACTTTTATCAGAGTGATGTAAACATAGCATGCTAATTTCTTTAGTATCAGAACGTGAAAAGCCTTTTTGACGCATTTGTGCAATTATATTACTTTTAAAAAACTTACGGCACATAGTATTAAATGCTCCGGACTTTCCCTTCACCGTTCCCTCATGCACTACACCCTTCACCGCCCCTTCAGGGCTATATGTTTTAACTAGTTTATCCAATGAACGTTTAGAAAACGCTAATTGTGGATCTCTAGGTTGTAGGAAAACATATTCTTTATTGCAATTAACAGTGGAATTTTTCCAAGCTAATTGTTCCTCGAGTAAGCTTTTCATTGCCTTTGTAATTGGCACTCTAAACTCTTTTTGCGTTTTCATTGCACCACGCATACCAATTAAACCAGCTGGATAAGTTATTTCTAAGTTATCTAAATCAACATATTCCCATTTTAAATTGACAACATTGATTGGTCTAACTCCGGTGAGGATCATATATCTAACTGCATTTTTTTGATGCACAGAGGTGCTTGAAGCAACGTTCATCCATAAAGTGGCAATAGACTCAATATCAGTATATCGTTTCGTTGGCATGGGTTTCTGCACCCGTGACGACACATAATCATCAGGAATGCTCGACGCAATATTTCTTCCATTAGAATAAATGGGGGATGCATATTTCCAAAATCGGCGCATCTCAGCAAATAACTCTAATGCATGATTATTTGATTTTGTTTGTATCCAATTATCCAATATTTCTATTAATCGTGAGTATTTCACATCACTAAAAACTTCACGCGATCCGAACGTCAGCTTCAGTTGTTTTACTCTGCAACGATAAGTATAAAAACTATTTTCACTTAACTTTGAGCGTTCGACTTTCCCTGCTAAATCTTTTTCATAAAGATCTAATAGTTGATAAACAGATTCAGCTCTTAGCCCTTCTTCAGCTAATGCTTTCGCTTTCTCTCTTGCTATCGGTAATGATAGTTCTGGCCATTCCCCTAATTTCTGGCCTTTTATATCCATGTGTTTAGGATATTCCGCGTATATGGTAACCTTACCCGCCTTACTAAAATCAATACGCAAGTAGTGCTCTTTTTCATATTTAGAGCGACGTGGTTTATTGATATGCTTTAAAATGGTTTTGACAGCAGTAACACAGATTCTTATGTGTGTACTTGTGTAAGGTGGCTTACATGACTCCCAACGACTAAGAGCGTCTGTATATTCATCATTATCTGGTGTTTTTTGCTTTTGTGTTGCTATATTTGACATTGAAATACTCCGGTATTTCAACACATTAAATTTAAAGCTCACACATTAGGTATTTTAAGAGCAGTAAAAACAGTATGTGTTGCGGTTTTGTGTTACGAATTAGAGTTATTCAATGTAAATCATACTGTATAAAAACACAAGTAACAGACGATAGTAACTAATAGGTGCAAGATATAAGTTACTGATTATTAACTTAATTAAATGTAAATTATTGATATGTCTTTATTAATTACAAAACGCTGTATTAACTGCGATATGTGCGAACCCGAATGTCCTAACGATGCCATTTCAATGGGGAATGATATTTATGAAATCAATCCTGATCTTTGCACTGAATGTGTAGGACATTATGATAAACCGACTTGTCAGTCGGTATGCCCTATCACGAATACAATTATCATCGATCCTGCTCATACTGAATCGCAAGATGAATTATGGGAAAAGTTTGTACTGATCCACCACGCTGACAAAATCTAA